TTTGTTCTTTCGACTTCCCCCAACTTACTCACCTTTATCTTCCCCCAACATAGCCTTTCTAATTTCCGGCCATGAGAAGGGAAGAACATCCGGTAATGCGTACCTATTTTTTGCAAGATAGGCAGGTTTCTCACGACAGTAAGCAACCACATCACCAGACACCGCTTTTGTTGTCATTGTTCCACCCTTCCCCTGGACCTTCATAGTTCCAAGTTTGTAGTTTGCAAAGAAACAACAATCACTGTGTTCTAAAATCAAATCGGCACTTTTTCGGTGAAGCTTAAGTTCATGGCGGTCAAAAGCTTCTATCTCTGGAGACTCAAATCTTTTGATCTGATTATGTGCAATTTGCAGAATAATCATACCTTTATCTTCACGCAAGATATTTAACAGATCTATGTACTGACGCCAGTATTTAAGCACCTCTACATACCCCTTTCCGTATCCTGGCTGTTCAACGGATTTCCATCCATTGTCTTGACAAGCCTTATCCCATATCAATGGTTCAAGCCAATCCAAAGAATCAATAACCACTGTTTTGTAGTCGTGATCTTCATTTATTAATTCTCTTAATCTCTGCAAGACACCAAGGTTTACGTCCTTATCATGTTCTTTTTCTTTATCAAAAGCCGGACACAACGGAAATTGTTGTGCATCAATGCTCCCCATACCGTCTTCTGTAAGAATAAAGATTGGATTTGGCATAGACGCACCAAAGGTTGTCTTACCAATACCAGGACCACCATACAATACAAATCTTGGTGGTTTCTTTTTAGACTTAGTTCTAATATCAGCTAGACTCATTCAACCACCTCAACTTCAGTATCATCACCTTCAACAGCCTGTTTTAAAGCGTTGCTGTAATGTTTGGCAAGTATCTCTAACTTCTCAACTTCAAAGTTAGCATTAGCGATAACTTCTTGTCTTTGTTGATTAACAAGAGTTACTTTGTTATATAGAATCTTATTTTCATCTGATAAGTCTTCTACCTTATATTCTTTACCATCTTCATCAAAGGTAAAGGTTAGTTCTTTTTTTTCTTCAGACATTATTTTTCTCCCGTATTAAGTTTAAAAGTTTCACAAAGACTGCGTCCATTACAGAATTTGCAATGATCCCCAAATACATATTTAGGGTTTTCATCCATACAAGCATCCGCCCGTGGTTTCAGAAAATCGAATCCCCAGTTAGCAAGATTTTCTCCGGTGGTTTCCCATGTCTTAACCGCCCGTTCTTTCTTTACTCCTCTAGGTTGAACTATCGTTAGTTCCATGATTGTTTCAGCATTGCCATACCTGGTTAATGCACCCAGGCCATAGATCATTAGCTGTTTGTTATATTCCGGTGAGACTTGCCATCTACCAGACTTTAAATCTATTACACATATGCGACCTTCTGAAAGAATAATTGCATCAGCAGTACCCCATATGTTTTCACTTATCTCTTCCATTGAAACTTGTTCTTCAATTAACAATTTACCATTAAGTTCTTTTGTTCTTGCCTCCACATAGTCTGTATAGATCTTTGCACAATCAATCATCTCCTGATCTATCTCTATCTCAAAGTCTTCAACCATCTCAACCTTGCCAAGCCAATAATCTTCTAAAGATATATCACCATCTAAGTGGCCTTTCATTAATATCTCAGACATTTGGTGAACCAAGGTACCAGTCACAGCCGGGATGCTTGTAGTGTACGGAACTTGTGCCGCCAACTTAGGCATACCAGGACAGACAGTCCATTTGTCTGAAGCTGAGGGGGATAGTAGTGCGTGTTTACTAGGCATTGTTGGAAATGTAAGACTCTTGTTCTATTCTTTTAACATCATCAAGATCATATAAAATAGTTCCTGTTATCTTCCAATAACCAGGCCCCATTCCTTTTGATCTTTTATTGTCTATTGTTTTTTTGCTAACTCCCCATCTTCTTGATAGTTCGTCAGCGTCTATAGTGTTGGTGATGTCAAATTCTTTCAGATCTTTAATTTCCATAAATTTCCCTTTTCTCAGATTTCACCTATAATACCTCAATATTACTAATAATGGTAATATTTATTAAAAATAAGGAGTATTTATGTCAATAGACAAAGCTACACCGCAGGATTGGGATCAAGCAAGAGATCGCTTGGCTTCCAACAACCAGGTAGGTGGAGATCACTACAATAAGGGGACCAATATAGAGCCGATAGATTATATTATCGCTAACAACATTGGTTGGTGTTTGGGGAATGTAATTAAACTTGTGACCAGAGATAAGCACGATAAGGTTGAAGATCTCTTTAAGGCCAAGCATTACATAGACCTGGAACTTGAAAAAGTTTTTGGGTTAGATAGTGATGGTAATAAGATACCAGAGGAACTATTGAAAAAATCCTTATAGGAGTATGGCAATGAACTTATCTGATTTTGAAGATCCGGTAATGAATGAGAGGAATAACAATACGCCTGTTTATATAAACAGATATATTGCACGATCTCTTATTGATATAGCCGGATTGGAAAATAAAGATCCTCAAGCATTAGCGGAGTATTTTCTACAAGTAGGAATTAACTCCGTTAAGCATTACAAGGATCAAGAAGTTATATTTGATATTGAAAGTCTTTAACTAAGGTCTTCCAGTATATCAATGATGTTTTTAACAGCATCATTGTTCTTCATGTGTTCATCAACGATGGTTAATTGAGCTTGGTCTAAAGGCTTAGAAAACACCACATTCCTGTGCGGTACAGCGACAAAAGCAAACACATCTATCTCATTATTTTTATATTGTCTGTGTTTTGAGTGTTGACCTTTACGCATATCAAAACGCCAGTTGCCTCTATGTTCTTCTATCTTTGATTGAGTTTTAACTTGGCACTTATACAGTTTTAAATTGTGTTCAAAGATAATGTCCGCAGATGCGTTGTGTGGAACAATGGTTACTGTGTCAGAAACTTGAGAGAGGATTGCTGCTGTGAGATATTCACCAAAACGACCAACTCGTTCTGTTGCTTGGGGCATTTTATTCTAGTTCGTATCCTGCTTGTGCTATTGCTCTTCTAATATTTTTTGGTAATTTTCTATATAAATATTTTGCATATCTATTATCTTTAGCACCCTCAGCCATAATAAATTGATTAAGTGTTTTATTAGCTCTAATCTTTGTTAATTCTTTTCTTAACATTTCTGATTTTAAGGGATTGCTTAATGCCTTGTATTTATCACTAGTTATAACTTGCTCTAATCTAGCCTCAATAACTGGACCATAATATTTGTATCTAATTTGATCTAATACTCTATCGCCAGTATATGGAACAATTTCTCTTCGGCTAAAACCAAGTCTATCTAATTCTTTTTCTGCAATATTTTTTGGCTCTATAACAGGAACACCAAACAATTGTCTAGCGGCTGGTCCTGGAATGGTTATGTTTGTTCCTGGAATTCTTACTCTTGGCGGCCTTCCTGGTGCCTCTGCCCTAGTTGGTGATTCTGCTAATGGCAATTTTTCTCTTAAAAATGGTATATTTTTTTGAAAAATCTCCCAGAAAGAATTATCACCAGCAGTTCTAAATTTTTGTTCTTCTGGAAACAAACCTTGAGAATCAACAAAATCATTAAACTGCCTAATTGGTGTTAAAAATGTAGATGCAATGTCACCAGCATATGATTGTAATTTTTCAGTTAATTTTTTTTCATCCCTGGTTCCATCAACAATTCCAATTAGATCATCTACAACTCGTAAGCCTACGCCAAATCTAAAAGTAGAACCAGTTGTTCCCTCTAATAATTCTCTTGCCTCAAGAGGCTTTCTGCCGCTTTCTATTCTTGTTATCTGGTCTGCTGCAAGTAAATATGCTGAGATTGGAAAGAATGGCCTGGTGTCTATTGTGGTTCCGTCAGTTCCATTTAATTCATACCATTTTTCTCCACCAAAACCTTTTCTTTTTGCTTCTATTGCAGCCAAAAGCATAGCAGATCCAACAACAGCTTTTGAAAGTTGGTTCAAATCACCGGCTGCTATTCTTGCCATTTCTTTTTCACTTAACAAAGTAGTAAAGCCAAAAGGACTATACTCAAATAAATGCCTTAGTGCATTTACAATAAATCTTGGGAATGGCAATGCCGCAGTTGTAACAAACGGAATCATATTTGCTAATTTAATAAATTCAGTAGCTATATAATTACCAGTATCGTGTATATTGTTTCGTTTTTTTACAGCTTTGGGTGTTAAGGCGTAGGTGTAATCTAGTGCATCGTTTACTGCATTTTGTATATCTTCAACAGGTATTGCATCTATATTATTTTCAGAAATTATTTTTTTAATATCTAAACCTTTTTTTCTCAAACTATCAGCCAAAGACGTGGCAAACATTCCTCTTCTAAAATAATATTCTTGTGTTCTGTTTAACCAGTTAAAACCATCAACACCTTTTTGCAAAAATTTAAAAACCTTATTGTCTTTTGTTGAAGCATCCGCAACCTCTGAGGCATAAGTGGTAAACAAATTATATTTTTGCTTTGGATAATGCTCTATTGCCCAGTCTGTAATTTTTTTTGCAGACTTAACATCGACTGATAGATTCATTGCTAAACCAATAATATTGTTTACATCAACAGGCACTTGCTCTTTCCCAAGCAAATCTCTTACAGGATTGATGGTTACATTTAATGCTTCATTAACCAATCTGCTCATTGTATGTAAACCGGTTCTAATTGGATTTAACGATAAAAAGTTTCTAACTGCAGTACCTATCTGCGTAACCAATAAACCTCTTCTAAGATTATCCATTTCTTTTAAATATTTTAATCTTGCTGCAAAAGATGTGTCTTTGGCTTCATCGACCATAGTATCTAAAACCTCTAACGCCTCTTTAGACATTTTTTTCTCTATTGCTTTTTTGGCTTGACCGGCAAGATTCATTCTTCTTGCATCTTCAGATATGCCAAACCTGGCCAATTGATTAAACTCATCGATTGTCAAATTATTTCTTGCTAAAACTTTATTAAAAGATTTTGCAATATCATCATTAACA